TCGATAGCGTTGTGGTTGATGAGCAGTCGCAGGCCACATCCATCCGCAATACAGCGAAGCGCATGGGTCTGTTGGTGCGTTGCCAACAGCAGGACGATGGCAGCTTCAGAGCATGGAGAATTGAGTAATGGCATGTTGGGTTACTTTGAGAAAAAAAGTTATGGAAGAGACACAGACCGTTATTGTCAATTTAGATCACGTAAAAGTGATAGAGCGGTTTGTCATGGGTGATGAACACTTGGGCGGCAATAATTCAATGTTGATCTTCAATTACGTCCATGACGGATACGACTTTTTACACGTTGTTGAAACTCAAGAGGCAATTTTGAAAGAGATGTTGCTGCAAAAAGCAAAACAAAAAAGTTGGGAGGGTTGAGTAATGGCAATTGATCTTAAAACACTATCGAAGCCAAGCGGCCAGCGGCCTATCATCTGCACTCTGTTTGGCGAGGGTGGAATGGGGAAGACTACACTGGCTGCTATGTTCAAAAGCCCGGTGTTCATTCGGACGGAGGACGGCACAGCCAGCCTTGCAGGCAATGATAACGTCAACCTGTTTCCACTGGCAACGTCTACACAGGACGTGCTGGACGCTATTGAGGCGCTTGCCACCCAGAAGCATGACCACAAGACGCTGGTGATTGATTCGATCACCCAGCTTGGCACCATGATTGAAGCAGAGATTGTTGCGGCTGACCCCAAGGCCAAGTCTATTAATCAGGCTGGTGGCGGCTACGGAGCTGGCTATAGCACGGCGGCTGAGAAGCATCGCCAGATCAGGGACTGGGCGGGATCACTCGCCTACGAAAAAGGAATGAACGTCATCTTTATTGGTCATGCCGATACTGAGATGCTCGACCTCCCCGATATGGACGCCTTCGCACGATACACCGTGCGTATGCACAAGAAGTCACTGCCAAATTATACCGACAACGTCGATCTGGTAGGATTGATCAGGCTGAAGACATTTGTTCGTGGCGGTGACGGCGACAAGAAACGTGCGATCTCGACGGGTGAGCGAGAAATCATCTGCCACCCACAGGCGTCGAGCGTAACGAAAAATCGGTTTAACATCAGTGAGCCTCTGGCCTTCACGTTTGACCGCAACCCATTTGCAGATTTTGTAGCAGAGTGAGAAAGGAAATCACATGGAACTAAATGGTTTTAACGCAGCGGCTATTGAACCAGCCGCAACATACGAACCGCTCCCATCGGGAAACTATTCGGCAGTGATTGTCGAAAGCGAGGAGAAGCCGACCAAGGCTATGACTGGCAGCTATCTTCAGCTTGGTCTGGAGATTGTTGAGGGCCAGTACGCTGGACGCAAATTGATAGATCGGTTGAACCTCAACAACCCCAATCAGATTGCAGTGGACATAGCACAGCGCACTCTGTCGGCCATCTGCCACGCCACAGGCGTTATGACGCCCCAACACAGCAGCGAGTTGCACGACAAGCCTCTGGTGGTGAAGGTGGCGGTCAAGGCCGCAGACGGCCAGTACAGCGCCAGCAATGAGATTAAGGGGTACTCAGGTGCCAAAACCAACGGCGCTGCCACAGCGGCCCCTGCGGCGGCTCCACAGGCGGCGGCAGCGCCACCTTGGAAGCGGTAATCTATTTTGCGATGGGGTGGCTTTTGCTGCCCCATTTTACAAATAGAGAGGAGCCAAGATGAACCTTCAGAAATATAATCCATCGCCCACGGTCAAGGCCATTTACGAACACTACGAGGCCAGCCGCGATAACGGCCACAGGCCGCATCTGGGGGGGAGCCAGATAGGCAACCCGTGCAGTCGGGCATTGTGGTTTCAGTTTCGCCACGCGCTATCACAGAGCTTTGAGGGGCGTATGCTGCGCCTGTTTGAAACGGGTGACCGCGAAGAGGAGCGGATCGTGGCAAACTTGAGAGCGATTGGCGTTGAGGTGTGGGAGGTCGATCCAAAAACGGGCCGACAGATTAATTACACGGCTTGCGGGGGTCACTTTGGATTAAGCCTAGACGGCATTGGCATTGGCTTTCCAGAAAGCAAAAAACCACATACGCTGGAGTTCAAGACAATGAACGACAAGTCGTTTGCCCAAACAAAGATGAAAGGCGTCAGGATTAGCAAGCCGATCTACTGGGCGCAGTGCCAAGTCGGTATGCACTTGGCTGACATTGATCGCTGCTATTTCTTTGCCGTGAATAAAAATAACGATGAGATTTATTCTGAGCGGATCAAGCGAGATCGGGCCGAGGGTGAGATGTTAATCAGCAAAGCCAGCAATATTATCTTTGATGAAAAGCCACCCAGCAAAATCAGCCATGACCCGTCAAAGTTTGCCTGTCGGTTTTGTTCCTACATTCCGATTTGCCACGGTGGTGAATTGCCAGAAGTTAATGATCGGACAGACGCCCACAGCACCCCAGAGCAAGACGGCACTTGGAGCCGCAAAGAAGGCGCAGGGGGCCACCTGTTTAATCCTTTCATGGTTCCTGACGATTGGGAGATCATAGACGCTGGCGATGATTTCGTTGAGTATCAGACCCCACAGGGCGTCATTCGTAATCAAGACAATAGCGAAGAATTGAGAAAAAGAGTTCTGTCCCACGGTGAAGGAGTTCTGTCCCATGACGTTTGAATTACGCGATTATCAGAAAGAAGCTGTCGATGGTTTGTACAATTATTGGGCGAGTAAGTCAGGACACAATCCACTCATAGTCGCACCCACTGGGTCGGGCAAGACGGCCATCATCGCGCAGATCGTAAAGGACGCTATGTCATTTGCTGGCACACGGGTAATGATTGTGACGCATGTAAAAGAGTTGCTGGAGCAGGGGGCCAATGGCCTGCTGAAAATGTATCCAGAGGCTGATTACGGGGTCTACAGTGCAGGGCTAAAACAGAAGGTCTTAGACCGCCCCATTACCTTTGCTGGCATTCAGAGCGTCTGGGAAAGGGCCTATGACATCGTTCCTGCGCCAGACCTGATCTTAATCGATGAGGCGCATATGCTGCCCAAAAATACTGAGACGCGATACAACAGGTTTATTGCCGATCTGAAAGTGTGCAACCCCGCGATTAAAGTGGTGGGTCTGACAGCCACGCCGTACCGGCTCGACTCAGGCTATCTCCACAAAGGCGAGGGCGCTATCTTCGACGGCATTGCCCATGACATTCCAATCGATATGCTGATGGAGCAGGGCTACCTGTCGCCTGTCATTAGCAAAGGCGGTCTGAACCAGATTGATCTGACCAACGTAAAAAAGCGTGGCGGTGAGTTTATTGAGAGCGACCTCGCAACGGCTGCGTCCGATCCCGAATTGGTGAGAAAAACTGTCGAAGAAATCGTGGAACTGAGCGAGGATCGAAAAAGTTGGTTGGTGTTTAGCAGCGGCGTCGATCACGCGCATATGTTGGCAAATGAGTTTGATTACCACGACATTGAGGTCGCTGTGATCACTGGCGGCAACAGCAACAAAGTAAGACAGAAAACCATTGCCGATTTTAAGAACGGCAAAATCCGCTGCCTGATTAATGTCAACGTCTTAACCACTGGATTTGATCACCCTGCCGTGGACGTTGTTGCGCTGGTCCGGGCCACAGCATCTGCTGGGTTGTATGTCCAAATGGTTGGGCGTGGCACTAGGATTGCCGAAGGAAAGACTGATGCCCTCATTCTGGACTTCGGCTCAAATGTACAGCGTTTGGGGTTTATAGATAGGGTAAAACCCAAAGATAAATCCGCAGGGGTGACTGAAGGTAAAGCACCTGTGAAACAATGCAAGTCTTGCCAGACGATGTGTTTTGCGGCGGCACTCCAATGCCACGTCTGCGGCCATGAGTTTCCACCACCCACTTTGAACCACGGCTCCAGCAGTTATGATGGTGCCATGCTGTCGGGCCAAGCAAAACCAGAATGGGTAGATGTGGACAGTGTTCTTTATCATCGACACCGAAAGGCGGGGAAGCCTGATTCGATCAAGGTCACGTACTACTGCGGGATGAGAAGCATAAACGAATGGCTCTGCCCTGATCATGGTGGCTATGCCGCCAGCAGATATCAGGCGCGGCGGTCACTGCTGGCCTCTGGGGCTGACACAACCGACGAGGCAATGGATGAATGTCATTTCTGGAACTGGCCCAGCCGAATTAAAATAAAACCCTCGACATACGATCCCAAATATTTTGAGGTTGTGCAGTTTGACTATACAAAAGTGGAGAGAAAAATTGAAAAGCAAGACGGGACATACGTTGATTGGGGTGTCGAAG